GGCGGAGGTGGTGTCGGGATCTTCGGTGGTGGCGTGGGCGGAGTTGAATGAGGCGGGGAAGGGCCGGGCGAAGGGTCGGAGTCACGATATGTTGGAGAAGCTGGCTCTGGGTCGTCATGCACATGGCAATGATGGGGGAGGTCGCGACGCGGATTGGCCCAGGCCACGATTATCGCGGTCACGACAAGGATGCCGACCGCGGACCAAAAGGTGGCCCGGAAATGGACCAAAACATTGGCGCGGGTGGCAATCTTCTCGTGGAAATAGTAGGGCGGCCACATGCGAGGCCATTCATGGAAGAGAAAAGCGAACATGAAGACCAGTTGATAGAATGTGCTAGCGCCTGCTGGAACTCGAAGACCTGCGCATGGAAGGAAGAAAAGACACGCGTACGCTCGTCGAAGGAAGGCCCATACCGGCAAGTGGAAGGGATAGAACCGGAGACGCGGACCGCGTAGGCCGAGCCATACGCCGATGAGCAGGAAGCACAGGCCGACTGGAGTTTCGTGCCAACTCAAGTTGAGGATGTAAGTGATATGATTCGCCAACCAAGGAACTCGAGGGAACCAGATGTGAAACGTCTTGTAGGCCAGCAAGAATATCAGTTTGACCAAGACCCACAGAACTGCTGTTGAATTGAAGACGGCCAACCTCGCAGCCGTTGTTGCGCTCGGCGGGACGTACCAAAAAGGCACGTCTCGAGCATTGCAAACTGGGGCTAGGAGGCCGGGTAGGGTGCTGTCTGACGGATGTGACACAAGATGTTTCGTTTCCACGTCCCAGATGTTAGGAACGTCGTATCGGGCGCCGAAGAACCGGGAATTGACCGAATGCATAAGCCAGCTCCAGGTATAAAGGGGCAGCGATATGTAGTAAGAAATCCGCAAGCAGAAAGTGTCCCAGCGACTCGGGGAGATTCGGAAATCAATCATTCGGGAAGCGGTGGCATGCATAACGGCGGCTCGAATCTGTGTCTGGTTGGTCTGCCCGTAGGTGCTGGAAGCATGAGCTGCAACTTTGGAGTATAAGTCACGTTGATTGGTGGCGGAGACGCGAGCAGCATAAGAGACTAGCGAATGGAGCAGAGAAGTGGTGGTTAGCCGTTCAAAACGCTTGGAGGTAGGATGTGCGTA